CTATAAAAACGTCGAGCGCCCGACCTTTGTCGGGAACGGCAACGGCCAACTGAACAGGCAGAGGTGGTCGAAGGCCCAGAAGCACACGAGAGGGACGGACTGGTTAAATGCCTGAAGGAGTTCGCTCGGCCAAGGGCAGCCGCCGTTGAACCACGGCACCAGGTATGCCGTCGCGGAGACCGGCCAACTGCCGGGCGTGGTGACCGGAAAGGCAATCGCGGCCTGCGCGTTCGTGAAGTTCCGGTACGTCGCTCCCCACGACAGCGCCTCCATCTTCAGGCGGTCGAGACCCGAGCCTGTCTGCACCAGATACTGCGAAGGCAGATTGACGGCGCGGTTCAGCCGCCCGCCCTGCGGGTAGGGGACGTCCGACGTGTAGTAGCAGGTCGTGAAGTTCACGTCGTAGGGCCAGAGCAGTTCGAACTTCGCGCCGGAATAGACAGCGAGGACCGCTGTTCGGATCGCATCGATGTGGCTCTTGATCAGGCTGGCCAGGAAGTTCGTGTCCGCCGATCCGTTGATGGTCGGATCGTCATCCTGCGTGTAGAACGCGGCGAGCGATCGGCCCAGCGCGGTTTCGGCGGCCTGCGCGGTGTATGCGTCGTAGTAGGCCATCCCTCCGCCGCTGCACGTCCCGGTTCCGCCGACGTAATTCCCGTTCCCGCTCGTGCCATTGAGCGTAAAGTGGGTGGTGTCGGTGACGGTAATCGTCTGGTCTCCGTTCGCCGCCGTGTTGCCCTTGACACCGGCGAGGATCGCGCTCTGGCCGGTGGACAAGTTGTGGGGAGCCACCGTACCTATCGAAATCGGCGACGTCCAACTCGCGTATCCCACCGCGAGGTTCTGGACCGCGCTGAAATACCACCACAGCACCTCACCGAACTGAAGCCACGGCGTGAGGCCGGCGGCGCTTATGATTCCCGCCGCCTGCTTGTAGCAGTCCGCCAGGTAGGGTGTCACAGTGGACGGATTGAACGTGCATTGCGTGGTCTGAAGATCGATGAACGTCGCATCTCCCACGCTGGGCGTGTAGCCGCCCGAGATCAGCGTCGTGAGTTGATAGTGATTCGCGTCGGTGACGGTGATCGCCCAGACGCCGGATTGCGTTGAGCCAGCAACGTGGGCCGTGTTCCCCGTGATGTAGCCGTGTCCGGTTTGCTGGATCGTGATGGGGCTGGACCCGCTCACCGCCTCGACGAGACCAGCGCCCCAACTCCCGAAGCCGGTATCTGTGAGGACCTGGTTACCATTGGCGAAGCGCTGTGCCCACGCGCCCGCCGCAGTGTTGGCATCCGGTGGGGCGAGCAACTCCTGCGAAAACGCGACAGTCATCGTCTGGCCAGCCGCTTGCACCTGCGCGCAGAAGTCCGTCAGATAATCCGTGAACCCCCGGTTGAGCGGCTGCGTCTGCGATGCGTCCACCTGCCAGACGCCCTCATTGCCCGCCTCAATGTCGCCGCTGGTGGTGATCGAGCCGGTGGATGGGTTCGCGCCCGCCGCGCCGGTGCCCGCCGCGAAGCTCGAAGAGAACGTGAAGCCGCTGACCGGACTCAGGCAGGTAACCGTGAACTGGCCCGCCGTACCAGTTGGTGCAGCACAAACGCCGATAAACAGCGTGTTGATCGCGTTGATGAAGCGTTGCGCGAGAGTGGACACGGTGTCGTTCGGATATACGGCCGCCCCGAAGGACGTGCCGCCGACCGTCAAAAACATCGCGTCGCCATCGCCAAACAGAGACCCGAGGTTGAATCCGCTCGACCCCGCCGAGATCGTGACGGTGGCCTGATGAAAATTGCCGCCCGAACGAACGCGCTTCAACGCGAAGAAAACGCCTGAGTAGAAGTCGATGTCGCCCGCGAATCCGGCCTTGCTCAGAATCCAGAAGGCACGCGCGGGCGCGATGGCGTAGGTCTGGGCGGTATCGAAATCGCAGGCGCAGTTGACGTTCGGATAGGTCGTCGCGGGTGCCTGCACGTCGGACAGAACCGCAGCCTGCAAATAGTCGAAGATGCAAGTTGTGCCGGTGGATAGCGAGTTGTGGGTGCTCGATACCGTGAGGACGACCACATGCCTGCCGGGCGCGACACTCGACGCTATGAGTCGGCGGGTTTGAATCGGCGAACCGGTGTCCGCGTAGTTATCCACCGTCGGCTGCGCCGCGCCGTCCAGCGTAACTGTCAGTTGGCCGCCCGCGGAAGTGAGCGATGTGCCGACGTAGAGGTTGTGCGTGTACTGGCATGAGTACGTGACCGTCACATGGTCGGTCGGGTTCGCGGAGATCCGCGCGAAGCCACCGAGGTAGAAGCCTGCCTGCAGGCTCCAGCCCGTGCCCGTGAAGTTCGCCCAGAAGTCGCGGCTCCCGACCGTCACGCTACCCGGTCCTGCGATCTTCAGGGGCAGGACACTGCTGGGACCGGAGAGGGTCCAGTTGGTGAACACCACGCTCCACGTACCCGGTTGATAAGCGACCAGCGTGGGATTGACGGACCCGGAATCGTAGTTCAGCGCGGGCGCGAAGGTGAGCCACGCCTGGCGCAGCGAGTCGATTCCGCTCGCAGTGAAGTCGATGTGGAAATGGACGGAGGAAGGGTCAGCGCCGCCGGTAAGTTTGGATGCACCCGCTGGCGTCAGGTATGTGCTTGATGTCTTGTGCATTTCCAGCAACTCGATGGAGTTGCCGTCGCGGCCGCCACCGGGCGCGAGATAGCTCGCGCCGGATTGTGCGCCAGCCGAAGTTGTCAGCGTGACCGACGTTGGCGACACCACAGAGGCGATTGCGTATGTTGCCCCGTTGATGATGATCGGGTCGCCGGTCTGCGATCCCAGGAAGTTCTGGCCGGAGACGAAACTCACGGACGTGCCTGAGGTGTTGACCGTCCCGTAACGCGCGGCGTACACGGTGAAGCTCGCACCGCTCACTGTCGCCATGAGTGCGGTCGTTGGGCCTATCGAGTTCCAGTTGGTCCCGTTGATGTACGCGGCCATCACCCCTGCGATGTATTGCGGAGGATTGGTGGCGAGCCACATCTGCGTGGAGCCGTTGCCGTCGGATGCTCCCACCGTGACGAGTGCACCCGTGTTCGCTTTAACGGTTAGCGTCACGCTGTTGCTGGACGCAGAGGCGTAGCAGTTGGGATCGCCAGACGCGGCGGCAGCCAGTCCGGAAGCGATGGCCGCCCCGGACGATCCACCGGACGTGGCTTCCGTGAAGCTGTATGTGCTCGATCCGATGGTGAGCGTGTGGGTTCCCGCCGGATGCCCGCCGTAGAACGAAAAGGTCACCGGGTTCGGGTTACCCGGCACGATGAAATCGTAAACGACGTTGCTCAGATAGACGAGCTCGATCCGGTCGTATCCGACCGGCGAACCATTCACAGTGAACGTCGCCGAGGCTGCGGCCATACCGGTCGCCGAAGTCGCCATCGGCTGCAACGAGACGGTGCCCGGCGATTCGGATTTCGTGATGTAGCTGATCGCGCCCCACGGAACCGACTGGTACTTGCGGCTGACGGGATTCTGCGCGCTGGTGATCGCGAGATCGAAATCGAGCGTGACGCCGCTGAGCGAGAAGTCGGGAAGGTACCTCGTGGTGAACAGGTGCCCGAACTGATCATCGGCGTCGAACAGCACAAGGACGGCGAAGTCGGCCTGATCGCTGAATACGCCGCTGACGGTGAAGGCCGAGGCCGAGGCATTGTTAAGCGACGCGGCGCATCCGCGGCGGTCGAAGCCCCGCAGGTACAGCGTCCGGTGAGGCTCCAGTTTGTGGATTGCTTCCGTCGGCACAAGGTCCTATGACAGAGCGAGAGTGAGGTCCGACCCGGGGAAGGTCGTCCCGACTGCGGTGATGTTGATGATGACCGGTGTCTCGGCACCAATAGCTGGCGTGCCTGTTGCGGACCCGGTCGTGGAGCCTGCCGTGATCGTCACCGTAAACAGCAGCGTGCTTCCCGCATACATCTGGATGACGAGATCTGCGCCGATGGGCGCCTGCTTGACCATGCACGTAACGCCGTTCTGCAACGAGACCGCGGAAGTGTAGAACGCCGCCGGTCCGAGATTGCTCCCGATGGCGAGGGTGCCCGGAATCGAGATCTTCATCGCGCCCGACGGTGAGCCGACCACGCCATAGATCCAATCCTCGCGGAAAGGCTGATCGCCGTCCGGGGATTCGTTGCCGTTCACGTCCACTGTGAAACCGGCAATAAGCATGGCCTGCTCGATGAAGTTGGCGGTCGGCACCGAGAGGCTTACCGGGGTCAGCGGGTTCGCGTTGTCGATGCTGGTCGAATCCGCAGTGAAGGCCCATGCGGGCGCTTCGACGATCCAGATCGATGTGTCGTCCATCAGCAGTGGCGGCTGGAAGGTTAGCTGCGTCGGTGTGTTCGCTGTGATCGTGCTGGGTGTTTGGCCGCGACCGGTACCGGCGATCACGCGAATGAGATTCCCCACCTCCACGCCGGGCGTCATGCCGCTGTAGCTGTAGGTGACGTTCTGATAGCCGGGGTCGGTGATCTGGGTGACCGAGGCCGGTGTGCTCGAAAGGCCCGACGCTTTGTTGCGAACGACCACGGCGTCGCCCACGTTCACGATCCCGGTCGGGTCGCGGTCCAGCGTGAGCGTTCCGGTTGACGGCACGTGCGCGGTGATGTTGAAGCTGGCGAATGGCGTGCTTCCGTCTGGCCTGCCGATCAGGGATAGCTTTCTTCCGGTGAAGTTGTACGGAGTGGACGAAGTATCGATCAGTTCGTCAGAGACGAGCGTGTTGGTCGAGACGCTGGTGACCGCGATGCCCGCCACGCCAGCGTGTATCAACAGCTTGGCCTTGATGCGGACCTTTCCGACATAGGGAGATGGAAGAGCCCACGTCGAGCGCAGCACCGGGCCACCGAACGTGATCGACCCGGGCGTGTAAGTATTGCCTGTACCAGCGGTCAACGTGCCGGTCGCTTGGGCGCAGATCAGGTCGGGCTGCGTTCCGACGAACAGCACGTAAGAGACGAGGCCCGCGACCGCTGGCCACGTGATGTCGTCGAGCGTAAACGTACCACCCGACGCTGCCCCAGTTCCGATGAAAGCGATGTTGGATGGAACCGAAGGAACCCCGGTCGAATCGATGGCGCAGACCCCAGCCCAAAGGGTGATGTTGGCTGGCAGCGATCCGCCCGTCGTGCTCTGCGAAATCGATCCAATGCCCGGCGCTCCGGCTCCAGTTGCGCTGAATTCGTTCACCGGAAGTTTGCCGGTCAGGATCAGGCTGGCAAGTGAGCTGCCGTCGGCCAGCGTGGTGTATTCCTGATCGGAATCGAAAGTCCACTCGCCGGGGAACAGCGCATCGCTGGAAGATGCCTGCACCTGGTACGGTGCCCAAACCGGCCCGAGCGGAATCTGATAGAACAGTGCGGGCATGGGCGCGGGGACCACGTCCATCGGCTTCGGCCCGACATCAAGGTCGTACATGGAAGCCGTGACCGTCTGCGCCTCGATCTGCACCGACCAGTCCTTCTTCAGGCTCCAGCGCTGGATGCGGAAGCACATCGTGATGACCTGAAAAGGCAACCCGCTCCCGCTTGGCGGTGCCGGAGACGTGGTGACCGTGGAGCCATCGCTGGCGACGGCGGTGATCGTCACCTCGGAACCGCCGATCATAATTACCTTGTTGACCAGTTCTGAATCGCCAGTAGTGGTCCCGGCATAAGTCCACGGATCGCCGCTCACCCATGTGGCCGTGCTGCCGGAGACGTTGCAGGTCCCGTGGATGCCAGGGATCTCAGGGTGCGTCATCGACACCACTTGACCTACCTCGTTGCCAAGGCCCAGCAAGGTGGTCTGCCATGCAGCCGTTCTCGCGTCGCGCCACTCCGAAGGAGTCACGCCGCCGACCTCTTCGCGGGTTCGCGTGGCCGCGATACGAAGGGCCTGGCTCAGAGTCGAGCATCCCGCCGAGTGCATCTGGGTCGTGAGCGGAGATCCCGCGCGCCCGTAATAGGCTGCGTGGCTCTTGTCGCAATACTCCGCCGTGTTCGCCTGATACTGATAGGCAACGTCGGCGAACGAGAGCACGAGGTGCTCGAAGCCAGACTGAATCGGCGTGAGGCGCAGGCTTTGAAAGAGAGAGTTGGCGAGCGTGTAGGCATCCGCCGCACTGGCGTTGATGCGGCAGCCCAGCTTCAGCTTCCCGAACTCCCAGGTGTAGAAGCCCAGACAGCAGTTGAGCACTTCGGTGAGCCAGTCGCGGAACGGTTTCTGGCTACTGAGGATTCCCTGAAACTGGAACTGCGTTTCGGTCCCGCCTCCGAGGATTGCCGCCACAGTATCTGCGGCGATCTCGGCCGCGCCGCTACCGTCGCCCACAATCAGCGACGGCAGAACGAATGTCGCAAGTTGGGCTGACGAGGCCGGGCCTGATCCGCCAGCAGGGTTTGAGCCGGTAGACGGGTCGCCATACAAACCCATCGCGCGCAGCAGCATGTTGACTGCAATCCAGAACGGATTGATGAGTCCCCTGACCGCCGTCCGGTTGCCGCTCTGGTCCCATGTCCATCCCCACATTCCGTAGTCAATCGGAACGGTCATCTGGTGCTGGTCGGGCGTGCTCGGCTGAATTGTGGTGGACTTGACGATGCGGATCTCGCACGCCGCCGTGCCCGCTGCATAGACGTTTGGCTCCCAGACCTGCGGCGATCCTTGCCCGAGCGAAAAGTAATCGTTGGTGGAAACCGCTGGGTCGCTGCCGTAGACGTACCGCAGACCGTATCCCGGCTGGTACTTCGTGATGTTCAGATTGCCGTTGACCTGGAGGCCCTGCCAGAGATAGCCATCGACCATCGGAGCCACCACGTACCGGTAGCCGTCGGCATTCGTGACGACCATCGAGGCCGTGAATCCGCCAAGAGGCCCGGCTCCGAGAATGCCAAGCGAGTCTGCATAGCCCGATTCATCGCGGTAGTCCACCATCATCGCGGTAGCGAGGAAAGCGAAGAGCGGATTGCCGCCGCTGTTGCACCAGATCTCCGGGAGCGCCAGCCCCCAGACCGTGTCGGAGATGATCGACGTGGCCGTGACGGTGTTGCGGCCGAAGCCGAGGAAGCCCGTGGAATCGTCCTTGATAACGACGCCCTGCGGGTCGGCCTGGTGCCCGCCGAAATACGGAGACATCCCGTGCACCTGGCAGCCGTTCGCCGATTCGAGGTAGTAGTCGCAACTGGTGGGATCGCCGCCCGCCGCCGTCACCGCCGCGCTGGTGTGGCCTCGGGTGGCCCACGGGCAGTTGATGCCGTCGTTGTAAGTCTTCCAGCACTGGCGGCTCACCTGCCGCTCGGGGTACTGGTTCATGATCTGGAAGAAGCCGTCGGAACAGGTGACCGGAAAGACCGGCGTGCCGTCGCTGGTGAAGTTCTGGATGACACCCTTCCAGAGTTGAAGCAGAATCCCGGAGTTGACGTGGAAGAGGCAGAGGTCGATTTCGGCGTACTTTAGGTCCGTGTCGTTGGCGAGTTGCGTCATCACGCGGTCGCCATTGGCAAAGGTGAAACGAACGTTGTCCGAGGTGCCTTTTATGTCCTGCGAGATCAGGACATCCGAACCGGGTTCTCCGATTGAGATCAGGCGCGGCAGGTGGAGTTGCCCGCCGACCGTGACGCGCCGGTCGGAGAGATAGATGTCCGGCACCGCGGATTCGCGCACGCGGATGTGGAGCAGCGGAACGATCTGCTGGACCTCGGAAAGCAGCGCCGTCGAAAGCGTGCTCGACGGGAACCGCGTGCAGGTGGAACTGATCGTATAGCTGGGTGCTGCGGTCGGATCGACGACCTCGATCAAGTTCAATCCGACCTGCACGGCGTTGCGCAGGTACTCGAAAGAGATCGGCACCTGCTCGAACGTCACGAGCACGCTGCTGGTCGTTCCATCGGGGTTGGGGACGGTGTAGGTGAACGCCTTCCACGGTCCCTGCATCGACTCCCAAAACGCCTTCAGCTGGTTCGCCTCCGTCCAGTCGAGGTTCGGGCGTTTGAACTGAAATTTGCGCGGGCCGATGCCGACGTAATACCGCTGCTCCTGCTTCGCGTCGAGGCTGCCGAAGCGGTGGACGATCACCGGGCGTTCGACGGAGAAACCGAACGGGTACTGTGTCGTGAGCGGGAATGTCTGGCCGGAGTTGATCACCGTGGGGACGGCGATGCGACCGATAGTGTCTGGCATAATTCGTGGTCCGATTTGGTGCGTTTCAGTACCGAGCTAGAATCAGGTATGAAACTGGGGGCTTCACCTCCCGGTCGTGGCCTGTTGGTTTACCGTCGATAGCGAGGAACGCCCCAGATGAAGAGACGAATGTCCGTTTGGCTTTTGCCCGTTGCGGTCCTGCAACTAGGCTGCTCAAGTCCGATGCGCGGGCAGAGCATTGAGATCGCGAAAGATTACTATGTCCATAACGTGAAAGGGAGAGCCCTCGAATCGTTCATTGACGTGTTTCACAACTCGAAGGCCCCCGAGGTGAAGGCTGAAGCATTGTCTTACATGGGACAAATCGCATTCGAAGACAACAACTACTCGGCTGCATTTACCGACTGGACTAAGTTGATAAAGGACTACCCGAGCTCGAAGCAAGCCGGGGAGATCAAAGATCGATTAACCCAGATGCAAGAAGTGATGGGAAAGGTCTCGAGCGCCTCAATCTCATCAACAGTTGCTGGGTCCTATGTGAGGAACGGTGACTTCTGGTCCAAGGCCGACAAGATATTCACGATTGATGCATCGTGGCTGCCTTCAGTCGAACTCGCAAACGCTTGGTACGACAAAACAATCGCTGAGTTTCCGGGTTCGGAGGCAGCCGAAATTGCATATCAAAGAAAGTTGTTCACGATCCTCGGTTGGAAAGAACTCGGCCAGTACGGATCTGTGTACGGACTTCAGGCCGACTTCAAGAAGTATATTCCGCTGTTGACACAGACCTTCGGTAGCTTCGAAGCCGCGTTTCCAAAGAGCCCGTACCTACAAGGGTTCCGTTACCAGATCGCTCAGGCATACTGGAGCCATAAGGACTGGCAGAGCACCCGAGATTGGCTGAATAAAATCATTCAGGCAGGCGAAGGACAGCCGGGGAGCTTTTATACAGAGACAGCCAAGGCGCGACTTGGCAAAGTCGAGTACTAAGTAATGCTCGACGCGGATCAACGCTGCTAATCCACCTCCACCAACTCCAGTCCCTGCACGTTCGTCCGCGCGAGATCCGTGGCCTGCGCCCAGTTGCCACGGAACGCCACCGTGACGCGCCCCTGCGTATTGCTGCCCGTGGGATCGTAGTTGCTGCCGATCTGCTGGCCCGACGTGACATCGAACGGGTTGTAAAAGACGAACGGCGTCAGCCCGCCGTTCTGAGAGACCCAGAAGCTATACAGCGCCGAGAGCAGCGATGAACTCAGTCGTTTGCTGAGATGGAACGTCCGCCGCGAGGTCTGCGCAAGCTGCGACCGCTGAATCGTGCCATCGTGAAACTGGTTCTGGAGTTGAGCGTACTCCCGCAGTTCCGTGAACGCGGTGCACAGAGAGGCTGGCATCACGCCGTTTGGCGTGGACCCGATGAGATTGCCCGGCATAGTCACGCCACCGTCAATCCGGGAACCTGCATGTTGGCCGACTGCTGCGTGCGCCCGTAGCTCGAATACTGCGCGGCCATCGCCTGGTCGGTCACGAACTGCGGCGTCACGAACTGGCCGGTCATGAAGTTCGCGGCGTCACTGCCGCTGACGTTCATCGAAAGATACGTCGCGCCGGTGCCGCCCGAGGTGTTCGGGCCTCCGGGCGTCGGGTAGGTTCCCGATGCGATCCCGCCGAACGTCGGGATGTTCGAGGCGTAAGTGTGAGCCTGTCCGTCCTGGTAGCTGGCCTGCTGATAGAGGTTGCCTCCCTGCTCCACCAGGCTCCCGGCGTAGGGCGTCGTGGCCGACAGTGGCATCTTCTGCCCCGTCGCTTCCGAATACAGCATCACCAGTTGGCGCACGCTCGGCGACCGCACAGCGACTGCGATATCGCCCCCGAATTGCGACTGTGCAATCTGAACCACCTGCTTGATCGTGCCGCTGTTCTGCGGGATGTCTATGCCGTAGATGCTCTTGATGTCGTCGTGGGCCTTCCTCGGGGGCGATTCTATGCCCAGAAGCTTTTCAGTCATCCCGGCAGTGAACCCCGCAGCCGCTCCAATCGCGGCACCCCAGGGTCCGCCGATCTGCTCGCCGATCAAGGCGCCTCCCGCTGTATCTTCAAGCGAGCCGGTCCACGTGCCACGCTGCGATCCGAAAAGACCGCTGGTCGCGAGCATCATCCCTGCGGCACCGGCTGCGGGAGACTTCGCGACGCCCTGTACGCCGCCCCAGAAGTTGCTGTCCGAAGCATTCCAGGCGTCCTGATTCCAGACCGTGCCCTTCAGGTTAGAGAGCGCCTTCGTGACGCCGCCCTTGCCGAAGAGGCTGTAAAGACCCGACGTGCCGCCCTTGGAGTTCGAACCCAGAATCGTTCCGAGCGGGTTCATGCCGCCACTGGCATGCGTGCCCATCGGCAGGCTCATCATGTCGCCAACGCTCGGGGTTGAAGCCGGAGCCGACCCGCCTGTGACGATTGAAGGAAGCGATACTTCGCTGTGACCGGACAGGACCGGGACGCTCACTCCGCTGGTCCCGGATACGGACGCGGGTGCCGAGATCGACGGAACGGAGACGCCGGGCAGTCCGGCGGTTCCCCCGGCTACGGAAGGAGCCGCGATCCCCATACCTGCGGCGAGGATCGCTGTCAAACTGGCCATCACCGCGCTGTTCTGCATGGTCGCCGCCGTGTTCATGTCCGTGGAAACGCGCACCGGGTCTTTCGAGTCCTTCGATGCCCCGCGCAGCAAGCCGTTGATGCCACTCTTTCCGTCCGCCCCGTAGATGATCGGATGCAGTACATTCGCCGCTGCGCCGCTCAGCGTTTCGGTTATGGGCTTCAGCACCGCGGAGTGGATCGTGTCCAGCAGGTCCTTGCCGAATTTCGCAGGCTTCGTGAACAGAACGTCGATCAGCTTTTCAGCCTGTTTCTGCAAGCTGTCGAACTGCGACTGCAACTCCTGCTCGCGCTTCTGCTGCATCTGCGCCTGCTTTTCGTCGAACTGGTCCTGTGCCTGAGCGAGCGCAGTGAACAGATCCTTCTGCGCCTGCGCCGCCATTACCGTTCGCTTCGCGGCGTTCTCTTCTTTAGAAATCCGGGCGGCCTCGATCTCGGCTAACTGGACGGCCAGATCGATTCTGGTCGCATACGCCTGCCGTGCTGCCGCCTCTTCCTTTCGAGCCAATTCCTGTTGTCGTTGTGCCTGAGACATCGCTGCCGGGGTATCCGTGCCGGAAGTCAGTTCGGCCATGCGCGTCGCTCCGGCAGCGCGCCGCTTCAGTTCTTCGCGTTGCGCATCGACGCCGATGTCTTCGATCCGTTCCTGCGCCGCGAAGCCCTCTTCCCACTCCTTCATCTGCTCTTTCGAGGGCATCATGAGCGCGATCATCTTTTGCCGCTGTTCGGCATCGTGCTTCGCGGCGTACTTCTCAAACTCCTCATCGTTCTTCTTATACAGGACATCCGCCTGCTGGTCCGCCGACTTCCGAATCGCGGCCACTTGAGACTCCGATGCCTTCACCTTCTCGGCCTGCTTCAAAAGCTGGTCGCGCTGATAGAAGATTTTCTCGATGGCGGTTAGCTCGGCTTCATCGCCCTTCTTCTCGAATTCGGTCGCCTGCCGCTGCCACTCGTTGAGCTCCTTCGCGGCTTCCGTGCGGGCCTTAATATTCGCGATGGTCTGGCGTTCCTCGCCAATCTGTTTCATAACCGGCGCGTTCACCGATGGCATGACGCCGGTCTTTAGTTGGGACTCAAGGTCGGCCAGCTTCTTCTCCGCTGTCTCCAACTGCTTACCGTTCTCGGTCGCCGCCTTCGCCGCCGCGACCATTTGATCGTTGCGCGCAATGGCTGACTGTTCGTCGGAGTGCGCCTTGCGGGACATCGACGCGCCATATCCATAGCCTTCCGTTTCCCCCATCTCGATGTCGTCAGCCGTCGGTTTTCCTCCGAACAGCTTCTGCCCGAGGATCTTCCCAGGAAGCGTCATCATGTCCGAGGCAATGCCCAGCCATTTGAACGTGACCGAGACCGTAGCAGCGAGTGGCTCCTTGATGCTGCGCGTGAACCGCTCCCACGCCATTTCGACTTCGGTAACCTCGCGCTGGTATTCCGTGAAGCGCCTCACATCGCCCTCGCTCGGGCCGTATCCCTTTTGGCGGGCGATATCGAGGTTCTCGGTAAGTTCCGCGATGACCGGGACTGCCTCCACGCCCGCGCGTTTGAAAAGCGCAAGTGCGGCCGCGTCGCGCTCAAAACCAGCGGGCAGCCGATTCAGACCCTCGGCGATCTCCTCCAGTACCTGCGCCGTCGGCTTCAGCGCGCCCGTGTGGGCGTCCACCATGGTGACGCCGATCCGCTGCAAGGTAGTGCGGGCTTTCTCACCTTCCTTCGACGTATCGTCGGCGGCCTCTGACAGCCCGCGCATCATCCGCTCGAAGATAGTGGTGTCCTGGCCCGCCGCGCGCGCCGCAAAGCCAAACTGCCCGACCTCCTTCGCGGTCAGGCCCGTCCGCAGTTCCACATCCCGGATTCGCACCCCGTATTCGCCGAGACTCTTGGCTGCCTCAAACCCGGCAAGAGCGATGCCGGTGAGGACGGTGACGCCGGCCGCAATCGCGCCACCGAAGGGTCCCATGGCGGTCAAGAGGCTGGTGACTGCACTTTTCGCGCCCGCGAGCGGGCTTTCGATGAACTGCTTGATCTTCTCGCCGAACCCTTCGAACTTCGCCTCCGAGTCGATCTTCTTCTGCTCGGCGACCATCTTTTCGTAAGATTTGGTGATCGCGTCGATGGCCTGTGGTTCGCGGCTGTATCGCTGGAGAAGCTGGTCACGTTGACTGATCAGCTTGTCCACACCGCTCTTGCCGTAGGTCTCGGCCTGCTTTTCGAGAGAGGCGACGAGGCGCTGGACGCTGGTTCGCGTCTGATCCGAAATGCGGATCACCTTGCCGTGGGAAGACTCGGACTTCTTCTCGAAACTGTCGAGCGCGGTGTTGGCGCGTCCGACCGATTCGAGTACCGGGGTCTCCTCGGCTTCGAGGATTACGCGCTCTGCCTGATCTGCCATTTCACGCTGCGTTGAGCATCAAGATGGGACGAGCCTGGAACGCCGCGAGGACGGCCTCGCGGTCATGCGGCGATACGCCCCACTGGCGCTCGCGGCGGTTGTTGTAGAAGGCAATCTGCGAAGCCGTCTGGCTCCGGCCCGGAAGGGCCTCGTCAAGGAACCCGATGGCCGCGCGGTTTTCGTTTGCGGTCAGGACTTTCAGGCACCGCAGGGTGTGCCCGCTCCACGTCCAGTCGCGGACTGGCCGGAGACCGCGCGCCGCCTTGTAATCCGGGTAGCCGCGACGGCCAGCCAGTCCGGGCTTCAGTGGTGCGGCCGCCTGATCGTAGATGTTCTGCCCGCTCTGGATGCGCGCCCGGATCGAGTCCGCCAGCACCTGCCCGAAGCCCTGCATCTCGGTCGCGGTGTACGGGGAGTAAACGAAGCGGGCGCTCTTGATGACGGTTTGGAATCTGGTCATGATAAGAAATCCAGACTTGAAGGACATGCCGCCCTTGCCGGGCTCTCGGAACCCAGGCGGCCCGCGCGTGCCATATACTAAGGGGCTATGATGTCTGTGCTCAGCGCAGCCTGGACTGTGCTCTCCTTCGTCTTCATAGTTCTTGGCGGGCTCAAACTGGTCCGCCTGAATGCTGCGGCGCTGAAGCTTGAGGGCAACAACCCGGATGGAATCGAACTATGGCGGTTCTATCGGCAACGACAGTATTTATGGTTGATTGCCGCTGGCTGGGGCACGTTCATACTAAAGATTCCGCTCGTAATTGCGTTGAGCGGCCTGGACAGGCTGGGCATAGGCCGCTTTGGGCAGGAGGTCACGGATTGGGCTCTCCGGATCGCTTGGGTGATCACAAGCATGGTTGTATCCCGCAACGCTGGCAAACAAGGCGATAAGATCGAGGCACTCCTCCCCGGTGGCTACCCATCGCAAAGCCTACGACGGCGAACCCTTCTTGCCACACTATCGCTGAGAATTTCGCTCGTCGGAGCTGTCCTTTTCCTGATCGGGTTTCTTGAACGCACGTTCAGTCTGGGATTTGTGCATGGCTTGGATTTTGGGAACATGTCGCCCATAGAGGCATTGGGGGAGGTGTTCGGAGGCCTCTCTGCGTTTGTACTTGCGCTCATTGCCGTAATCCAAAAGGACGGCCCAAAGAACCGTGCGGTGGCAGCAATGGTGGCGAGTCTGGTACTGCTGCTGCTCCCTGTGCCCATCGTTGGGCTGGCTCTTCTGATCGCCAGCGGCAATCGGTAGTCGCGCTCGCCGGAAAGGCCAGATTTCAACGTGCCGACTGTTCCTTAGTTTCCAACCAATGCCAGGATCGCCGCGTGTTTCTTCCGGCGAGCGAGATCAATCGGCGTTAATGCGTTTACATCTTCCTGACGCGGATTCGCGCCGTTCTCCAGGAGCACTTTAACGGTCTCGACGTGCCGTAGTGCGCGGCAGCGTGGAGGGGGTTTTGCCTCGTTCGTTCCCCTATTCGGGGGCTTCGAGGAGGCTCCTCGCTGTGGTTTTATCGCACTCCGGCGCCCACCCTATTGATCTGCTCTTGCCGCTCGGCCTCGATCAGTTCCAGCACCCGGAATTCCTCCTCCGTGATATCCGAAAGCGTGATCGTCAGACCGATGTTCTTCGCGCTCAGGATGCGGAAGCACCGCCGCACGAGGCCACCGTTCGGTGTGTCCATCGCCTCTTCGAGCAGGTTCTTCGGGCACCCCGGCCCGTGGCCCACATCGATGGACTTCCAGTCCGCTCCGCAGGCGGGGCAGCCGTCCAACTCCGTCTGCGCCGAGTAGCTGCACTTGCGGCAGCGGAAGACGCGGTCGGGACACTCTTCATCAGGCCCGCATAGCGTTCCCTGGTGCAACACTGACCGGATCAGGAAGCGAACGCCCGGGTCTTCCGGCCAGTCGCCGGGCGCGCCTATTCCGAGTCTTCATCGGCCTCGATGGCCAGTTGCGCGATCACCTCGGACACCGCAGCCGACTTGTGGACAATGGGCACCGCACCTGTGTAGCCGTCGTGAGAGATGTGCAGCTTATCGTAGAGCGCGCCGCTCGGCTCCAGAAACGCCCGCGTCTCAATCGACCGCCGCGCCGCCACGACGCTGGTCGAAGCGCGCTCGTGGTCCTGCATCTCTTTCGCGGTCGGCATGCGCAGCACGTGAACCACGCGAGCGCCGGGAACCTTCATCTCGATCCGGTAATTGATCCCTTCGCGCTCGACGTTCGCCACGGCGCACCGCTCAACGCGGCCGATGACCATTCCCGCCTCGGCATCATCGAACTCCGGGCCGTCTTTGTCGGTGCGAATCTTCGCGAACAGTTCAGCGTTGATCTTCGGCAGGCCAAGGTCCTCGCTCTGCGACTTTCCGCGCCCGAGAAAATGCCGCACGGTGCGCTGCGCGCGCGCCCAGTCACACCATTCCTGGTCAGATGGAAACCTGACCTCGCAGCGTTTCTCGCCGCCCGAGAGTATCGGCACCACCAGCAGCTTCGCTGCATCAAAAACAGGCTTCGTCGTCTCTTCCATCGCGTCCTCTCTTACTGGCAGATATGGCCAGTGGTGCTCAGAATCACGGCACTGAAGATGCCGTTCGTGCTGTTGTACATCGGCTCGCCGGTCACCGAGACCGTCACGATGCCGTCCACATCCCCGATTTCCACTACCTTGAAGGCCATCTGCTGCCACGTGCCCGTGAAGGTGTCGTTGGAGCCGTACGTCAGGCCCACAACGGCGGTACCCGTGGTCAGCGCGAGCAGCGTGGCAAGTTCGGTCGAGCCATGCTGGTATCGGGCCACATAGTTGAACGTCGCCATGCGGTCGCCGATCTCAAAGCGTCCCTGCGTGGAGTAGCCGTCCTGAAGCGCGACGCCGGGGAAGAAGCCCGCACGGAAATTGTTATCCCAGCCCATGTCGAGTGAGACGAAGCTTTTGCTCGCCACATAATCGACGCCGTTGATGGTCAGCGTCAGGCTCGGCGACTGCATTTCGTGCCAGGTCATAGGCGCGGGCATGGTGACAGCGCTCGGCGAAGTGTAGAGGCCGCTGTGCACGATGTCCTCGGTCACGACCGCACTCATCCGGCCCGGACCCTGCTTGACAGCCAGCTTCCATCCCTTCACCGCGCAGCCGGTAAACAGTTGATCGAGAACCGAGGAGCCGCCGGGACGGATCTGCTGCACGAACTGGAAATACGGAAGCTCCAGACCGGAGGAATTCGTCGCCGGATTTATAGGCGTGATCGTGTAAGTATACGGCGCGGCGGAGCCAGTCACGACGACGTTCCCGAGGCCGAAGCCCAACGCATGCGCGAGGATCTCGCTCGACGCAGGGCGCTCGACAGTATAGTTGCCGTTGTCGTAATGCGATTTCCACTGCTGGGTCGGAAACTCGTGGCCCTTGCCGATCTCCGCTCGGTCATCGTCATTGACGACTTTCTGCGACCACACTTTCTTGTTGAGATTCGGCAGCCGCCAGTATCCAGGCGTCGTGGGGGCGGTCGAGATGCTTGCCTGGACCGCGTAGCCGAGGCCGATCAGTAGCTCGTTCAGATTTGCCATTTCACTTCTCCTCTTCCGCTTGCTGTGGCGGCGTTAGCTGCGCTGGGGCTGGCTGATGCGCGACCGGTTCCTGCATCTGGACCTGATGCCAACCGGCGACCATGAGCGGGACCAGATCCTTGGCCGGATCGGTCACCGCCACCTCTTTCACATCGCCCGCGGGCGACTCCATGAAAACTGTGCTCGGCATTGCGGACCTCTTACTGGTTTTGGGATTCGATGAGGTTCGCACGAACCTCGAAGTATTCGAAGGTGGCTCCGTCGGCGCTGATGACGACCGTGTTGCGCTGCGCCGAGGGCAGGTAGAAATCCATCGGCTCGCAGTTGGGGTCCACATTCGTGTGCAGCATACTGAGACTGCGACCCTCCGGGATATCGTTCACGAGCCAGTTGAAGATATCCTCGTAGCCGACGCTGGCACTCTCCGGCGCGCGCAGGTAGAGCGAGAACTCGTGAACGAAGACGAGCGCGCTACCGAGCCTGCCGGGCCGGGTACCCTGCCACGCGATCAGAATCGAACCCGGCGGCATCGACAGGATTGCCAAGCGGATGTTGTTCTCCGTCTGCTGCCCGAAGACGGTAGCGTTCTCTGAGTAGTACTGGATGCGGCTGCCGTCACCAATGGCCGCGACGAGATTCGGCAGAGTTCGCAGCGTGGTCACCCACTCGCCGAGAATTGTTTTCGGATTGATCACTGAAGTCGGAATATCATGTGATGCATGGGTGAATTGTCATGACCTTCGAGACCGCAAACCTACGCGAAGCAGTCGCGGCCTTTTTCGAGAAAGCTCTGCCTGCTCACAAGGTTCTGACTGACGAAGAGGCCAAGAAAATGTGGTCCGAGGACTGCTCAGAAGGCCTCCCGTGGGAAAACCCCTACTTTACGACCTCCGCCGCCGACTTGGAGCACGATATGCGTCGTGAGGTGACAATCTGGCATAACGAACTACCGATCCAGCAGTATCAAATCTCGGACACGGCACAATACCCGATTCCCACTGGCCGCCTCGACTTCGATACGTACGCAAAACGACGAGAGCCCCTGCGCGGAGGGGCATTCGATGGGTCCACACGACGAATTCGAAGGATTTCCGTGTGGCGCATCAGTAGCGGTTACTTTTCGACACTTGAGCCACGACCTCAACCGAAGTCTGACGGGAAATCTGGAAAATCTTGGCTGGCTTGGCTCTTTCGCTCACGGATAGCTTCGCGACCGCCGTCAGAGCGGGCCGGTGGCCCCGCGAACGCTGGCTACGTAGCAGGGGTTTTTCCAAAAATGGGGAAAATCAGCTTCATGCGCGATGCGTTTCCCGATGAGCGAAGGTACAGCCAATTCGGCGAGGGGATTTCGAACATCGTGCGTCGATACCAGTTTGTCAACAAGTCAAACGGTTCCGCCGTCATATTCGATGTGCTGTTCAACACGGGGGATGAGTTGCAGTCTTTTATGTCGCAACTCACTGCGCTCCTTAAACAGTGCGCCAGCACGGCGGACGTGATTAACGGCTGGTCTACATGTTCACACGGGCGGCATCGCTACACGTGGGGGAACGACTGGCCGGAAACCGTCTGCGACGAATGCGCGCGATTGGAAATCACGCCGGTTGCCTAACTTGGCAGACGGCAGCCCCAATCCTCAGCCAGCTCGCTGCAACAGCACGATGGCGATCATCCCGTAGGCGTCGGGCTGGCGCACAGTCGTCACTGTGTACTGCGCGCCCCATGCGGTTACCCAATCGCCCTTGGCCGGTGGGTTCGTGAGATCCGCCGGGTTCACCGAAATCTCTTCGAAGTTCGCCAGCGCGCCCGATTCCTCACGCACGCGGGCGTGCCGGACTGCGGTGATGGTCAATGGATCGCCCACCGCAGTTCCGGCCTGCACCGGCTGATACACGACTGGCTCACCGAACGTTTGCTGCATGACGACGTTCGCCGCCGCGTCGATTGCGGACCAACTGGACATCGGGGTTTACCCAAGGGTGATGATGCTGTAGTACGCCGTCACGACCAGCGTGCCATTACCGGTGGCGAACGCAGCCGTGCCGTTGGTGATATCGATTCCTGTCGCTGCCGGGGGCTGGTAAGCCGCCGAAGGAGGAGCCAGCACGTTTGTGGACCCGGTTCCGCTGTTTACGGTTGCGGCCGTGAGGTTGCCCGCATGCGGATTGATGCTCGTCCCGTGATACTGGAACGTCACCGCGCCGCCGCCTGTGAAGTTCGTTCCGCCCGGTTTCGTCTGAATCACGAACTGGTCGGGTACCACGACCTGGCCCGCAAGCGGCGCGGGAATGATATTCACCGGCGTGCCGTTCATGGCCTCGATCTGCGCGGCGGTCAATACAACCGTGATCTTCTGCAACAGGCCGGGGTCCATGTCCGCTGAAGTCACCAGACCGATGGAGCAGAGATTCAATCGCACGCGAACGGTCGCGTCGCCGGTCAGTCCGCCCGGTGCGTTGACGCCACTCGCCTGGCAAAGGTCGGCAACGCCGATCTCGCGGTTCCCTGGAGTCGTGGAAGGCGATGCGGGTGGAGCCGACGTGGCCACGAGGTTGACGTTGTCCCAGTAGACCTTGTCGCCGGGATTGAAAGTGCTGCCATCCTTCGCGAGGTCGTAAACACCCCACGTGACAATCTCCAGTGACGCGCCCGAAGCCGCGCTGAATACCGCGACGCCGAAAAGATTTCCAGCGAGAACGCCCTGCCCGGTAACGACGGTGTAGGGCGCGGTGACGGTGAGGGTTTCCCCCCGATGTACATAGTTCTGCATGATCTGTTCTCCTTTTTCCTGTTGAGCTTTCTATGCGCCCGCGCTTTTTTGCAGGCCGCGATAATCGATTGCCGCCGCGCCGAAGTCCATGCGCGCCTTGATCTCGACTCCGTCCACTTCGAAGCCCTGGCGGGTCTCGATGTACACGCCCTGCTGGCCTTCGAGGTAGCAGTATTCCAGCGTGTCGATCAGCGCGGGATCGGTGAACAGGAACCAGTTGGTCGCGGTGCCGGTCGAGTTATCGAGGCGCGGCTCCACAACCGGAACCAGCGAACGGACCCACTCGGGCACGACCTTCGTCTGGTCCGACGAAGCGATATTGATGGGGTAGATCAACTGCAGGGTGTAGGTCTCAAGCGACGGAGGCACCGCCATGAAGCGCGGCACCAGGTCGAGCGGTGTTCCCTGCGGAGCCTTCTGGAGCCGCATCTGCACGCGGGCCTTGGCCAGCGCCGTCAGCGGAGCAGAACTACCCACGGTGGGATCGATGCTGCTGGCCACACCGCTGAGCAGGTTGCTGTGCGCGGTGTGGAAGATCGCCTTGCCGTCGAGCGTCATCACCGGGTTGCTGGTGATCAAGCCCCAGACCGTGTTTGATTCGAGCTGCGCGGCCGCCACGCCCAGAATCGCGGGGATGCGCGTCATGGCCTGGAGATCGTCGTTGATGATGACCTTGCGCGTGATGGCCACGACCTCGCCGAACGTCTGGAGCGAGTAGTTCGTGTTCATGTCGGTGAGGTTCGCCCGGTGGTACTCGCCCTTTTCGTTCAACTGCTGAAGGGCCGGAGCGTCGCTCAACTGTACGCGGTTGATCGGCTTGAAGTCGGGCGCAGTCACCTGGCGGCAGAAGGGCTGGAAGGTGCGTGGATAGGACTCGTAAGCCTGGCGCAGCGTCTTGTTGGCGACGTTGGCGAGGATCGCCGGAAAGTCCGAGGTCGATTCAGCGCCGCCGCCAAAGTATTCCGCTCCTCGGCTCGGAGCCTGCAACGCCAGTTCGGCGATGCGGTTCTTGTTCATGCCCCGATGGTTGATGCCCCGAATTTCGAGCGACTCGCGGGCCATCTCCATGAGCGAGAGGCCGACGTACTCGCGCCCCATCTCTTCGGCGCGCCGCTGATTTTCCGCGCCGCATCCGTTCAGCAGTTCTCCGGTCTTCGGATGCTTTGCCAGGAAGAACTTCGGATCGTGGCGCAGCAACATGGCGTTCTGCATTGCAGCCAGCCGGGTTTCCCCGCCATCGCGGGTGATGCTCAGTTCGCTGCGAATGGGCCGGTCTTCGCCGCCCGTGGTTTGCTGACCCTTTGCGCTCAGCGCCGCGAAGGCCTCGACGCTGAACTGGTCTGCCGTCTTGCCGTCGGAGATTGCTTTGCGGACAAAGTCGTCTCCGAGAATCGATTTGAAGCGAGTGGCGCGGTGTTCGATTTCAACGATGCGCTCGCGCTCCAGCTTCACTGCCTCGCCGCGCGCTGCGACGAGTGCCTGTTCGTTCACACGGGCCTCTGCGCCCGCCGTCTGTGTAGTGCTTTCTGCCATGGCAGGTTTCTCCTTTTGTGGGCTTGAGGCCCGTGCTGCTTGCCCGTCGGTCTTTGTGGACAAAGGTTCGGCGGACAAAAACGTTGTGTTGAAATCGGCGGGGACCGGAACGACCGATATCTCGAACGGTTCCCAATCGGTCGCCGTGAACATGCCGATCTCGTTCGGGTTGCCGTACGGCGGCTTGCCTTCCGTCTGAGTCTGTACCGTTGTTTTCTCGCGGTTGTAAATCCACGCTCCGAAGCTCAGGTTCTGCACGATCCCGCTCGACACCTTGCGGAACAACTCAGCGCCGTCTTCGTCGCCGAGATCGAACTTCAGGGTTGCCATCCCGTTCGCGCCGTCCGCCCACGCTTTGTTCACGACGCCGACCTGCGCCTTGGTGCCTGCCTTCCCGGCAACCACGGACTTGTAATCGTCGCCGGTGAAGTGGGTATCGAAGACGGGTGCGCCCGCGTTCAGACGGTCGAGGCGCGCCCCGCCCATGTCGAGCGTGAGCATGTACGGATCGCCGGTGTCGGGATCTTTCCTCGGAACCTGCGCGCCCGTGTACCAGACGACGTCAATCGTGCCGTCCTTCTCGTTGGCCGTGCTGGCGACAGGCTTTGCGTCGGAGGCGGCGAAAAACTCAAGCGCCTGATTTGCTTTCATGGTTTGAACCTCTTTTTCTACGAGCGAAATATTCGTGAGGGCGAATCCCAGGACCGCGAAGCGGGCGTCCCTGAGAACAACTCAGCAATGTCTTCTGCATCCGCATTCGAAGCGGCTGGGACCTTCGTGCCAGCGACGGTGGGCTTCGAACTCGGTGTACGCTCGTCGCTTGCGGCAGGCTGTTCCTGACCGCGATCCGTCACGTTGCGCGGGTCGCAGTCCAGAATGATTTCGAGCTTGTCGAGAATCTTGTTGACGCGCGCGATCTTCTGCAACCGCTCTTCCGGGTCATATCCGTTGCGCGAGATCGCCTCGAACAGATCGAGCGTCCCGGTACGGATCATCTTCAGTTCCGCGGCCGCGTCCTTCACCGGATCGACGCTCTCGAACTTCGGCGCGGTCCACTGCACTGCATGGACAGCGATCTTCGGATCGTCGAGCGCCTTCTGCGGAATCTTTCCCTGAAGGATCAACGTGTCCACGAAGCGACGCCACACGGGCATGCAGAACAGCGGGATCAGCGTGAGCCAGCGGTAAGCCTCCACCGTATTGCGGAACCCCAGCATGCCGCCGCGCCACGAGGAGTAATTTACCTGCGACATATCGCCGGTGCCGAGCTCGTACGGCAGACCGATGCCAGCCATGATTCCCTGCAACTCGGTCATCTTGTACTCGCGGTAGCCGCCCGCCGCCGGAGGATTGTTGAACTTGATCTCCTGTCCCGGTTTCAGGTACTCGACCATCCCCGGCTGAAAGGTTTCGACCGGCGCTCTCGTGACCGGGTCGGTGCCGGAGATGCCGAGCGGATCGCCCTCGATACCTTCCGGTTGCTGCACGAACGCGGTGACGCAGGCCTCCACCTTCTTGCGCACCCGTTCCGCGTCGCAGTAATCGTCGAGGTCTCGGAGCGCCATCATCACTGGCGAGAGCCACGGCACGCCTCGCACCTGGCCGGGCCGGAGCACGCGATAGACGTGCATGATCTGATCGGCCGGCACGGGCTGGCTGATGATTCCGCCGCGCGGATTCAGGATCAGCACGCCACCCGGGTGATAACTGAACAGCCAATAGGCGGCGCGGCGGCCCATCTCGTCGAACTGAACGCCCTCCATCACATGGCCGTTAATCAGCCCCATCGTTCGGGACTGGTCTAAGAAATCTGCCTCCAGCATTTGAAGCTGTAGAGGAACGCGCAGATTAGAGGCGGCCAGACGCGGGCGAAACCGAACGAGCGCTTCGCCGCTTTCCGCCATCGTGCGAACGGCCAGCGTTTGCATCCCGAAGAAGTCCAGGCGCTGCGGCGTGTCGCAGGCATCCGCGAAGAAAGGCCACTCGGCGTCGATGATCTTGTCGATTGCAGCATTGCCTGTCTTAGCCTTCGGAACGATCCCGGTCCCGACTACATTTCCTGCCAACTCTTCAATCGCGCGCGCCGCATACGGATTGTTGCGGATCAGATCGCGGCTCCGGTTGCGAAGCCAGATGAGCGATCCCATCAACTCGACGTTGGCGTCTGTCGAGGCGGCGTACCAGCCATGCGCGCGTCGCCCTGCGGTCGCTCCGTCGTAGCTGAACCGTTGCGCGTGCCGATCCAGATAGTCCTGGGTCAGTTCCAGCGCCACGCGGCTCCGCACCCGTTGCAACGCGCGCTGCGGCGCAACAACGCCGATGGCTTTGTCGAGAAAATTCATTCAGGCTGCCGTTTACCAGCGGTCGTAAAGCGATGGACCACCCGGACCGTCTCCGCGTTTGTGCTGCGCGAGCGTAGTGCGGCTCCCGCTCTTGCCGCTGGCCTGGCGGATGTCCTCTTCGATCTCGGCTTTCGCCTTGCGGAGTTCGTCAACGGATCGGTACGTCACCTCGCGCCCGTCCGGGAACCGGACCCGCAACGTGGGATTCCCGAGCGCCTGGTTGATCGCGTCGAGATTCGACTGCAACTGTGGAATCGTCAGAGCCATGTCATCCTCATTCAGATCACTTCTGTCGGCAAGTTCAGCGGTTACCGTGCGGCGAGCAGCGCCCGGCGTGAAGACTACGATCAAAGCGCCTTTATAATCAGAAGGTTGTCTTGCTTCTGTCGAAATAAAGGGGCCTACCAAAAATGGCAGCGACCGTGGACGAATCATTCATCAACAGGCCGGAGTACCTCTTGGCGCTCATGTTCAGCGCGCCTGACGAACAAACCAAGGCGTTTCCCTCCGTCACGATTGACTTCATGGACAGCGAGGTCCGCGCCACGGTTCATCGCCCTTGCGAGGACTCGCGTCGCGCTCCTCGATTGCTTGCCACAAAGGACACTATCTTCGCCGCCATTCTGCTGCACCACCTCGTTATGGAGCGCGGTGGCGATTTCGCAGAGTCGCTAGTGGAGCGAGCCCGCCGTTTCTCCAGGCGTGCAGTTTATCGGCGTTCGGAATATCAGCCGCGCGTTGAGCTTGGGCATTATCCGCCAGAGCAGTCGCCCGACGCGGATACTTCCGCGTTCTTCCAGCAACTCGAAATTGGTCCGGGCGATCTCGAAGTTGCCGACGCGCAAACTCGGGATTCGTTGGCCTTCCTTGAGCGTGAGGGGCTGGTGATCGACCCTGCTTTCACTCCCGAACTGATGGTATTGGCGGGACTCGTTCCCATGCACTTTTCCGTTCGCACTCCGAAAGGGCAGAAAGTCTACCGCGAGATACGGGTCAACGCCCCGATGTGGTCGCTCGACATTACGCGCGGCAACAAGAACGACCGTCCGTTTACCGACGTCGAGTTCCGTTTTCGAGGGATCGAGATTGTCAGGAAAGCAATTATCGCCATGGCGACTCAATATCTCGATTCCGAGGAGGAGTTGCGTCGAAGTAAGGGCCAGCCAGTGTTGCGGCGGCGGGGCGCGCCTGAGTTGGACACCGACTGAAGGCATGCCGCCCGACGCTGTCGCACGCTCGATCAGAACCAGTTCCTCCGTGGTATCCACGGTTCTTGATTCACACGTTCGAACGGCCTCGACAAATCGCTGCCAGCCGCCACTTCTTCCTGCGCCTGAGATCGCGGCTTCGGTGGCGGCACCAGCTTCGAATCGATGCGTTTCGGCGTTGCCATCTTCGCGAAGCGGTCGCAGTGGACGCCCAGCTTCAAACCGCTGGCGTAGAGCGCCTGCAACGCGGCGTAGGCATACACGCGGCAATCGAGCGCTTCGTTCCGCGCGGAAGAAGGCTTCCGCCATTCCTGCTTCGGATAGCCGTTGTGATAGCGCGTGAACTTCCGCTCGGCGGTAAGTTGATCGAAGTACTCCTGATCGCGGCCAATCGGGAAATGGCAGTATCCCGGCCCGACCTCCCCGATCTTCAGCCGATCATAGAGCGCCGTCTTCGCTGCATCCACACCGACCATGAAGAATGGCGTCTGGTTCTTCCGGCTAGGCTTGCGGGGCCAGATCGGAGACTCGCCCGCGCGTCCCTTCACCGCATACACGCGGCGCGCATAACGGTCGCGCGTGAAACGCAGCACCGTCGCATCCTTGAACCCGCAATCGATGCACGCGGCCACGATCCGCAGCGTCTGACCGGTGTCGTGCAGATGCTCGGCGAGCAGCAAGCCTTCGAGGTGATCCCACACTTCGTTGCGCATCACGTCGCCGGGGATCACATGGTGCGCAATCGACCAGGACTCCTCGTCGCGACCCCAGCCCACGATCTCGACTTCGAGGCGGTCGGCCTGCACATCGACGCCCGCCGTGATCAACGCGACGCCGTCAGGCGCCTCCGCTTCAAATGGCTCGCAGCGATTCCACAACGCCCGTGCGTCGGTCGGCACTTCGTGGTTCTCTTCCCACAGTTCCGCCAGGACCGTGTTCATGAACGCCTTGAGCGTCTCTGGCGACTTCTTGGCCGCGACGAACTCGGTGGCAATCGAACCCCACGGGCGTTTCAGCGAGATCAACTGCGAGATGCGGAAGCCAGGAATCTGCGAGGAAGGGTTCTGCGCGCGATACTCGCCACGCTCGACCATCCACGCCTTCTGGTGGGCGGGGATTAACTCCCGGCAACCGGCGCAACGGTACATCGCGTCGTCGGGCAGGTCCTCGGGCCACACCAGACCCGGCCCGGTTCCATCGCCCAGCACGAGCACCTGGTAGTGGCCGCACTTCGGGCACGGCACGAAGAAATCGCGCTGGTCGCTTTCTTTCCATGCCATCTCGATCCGGCTGATGCCTTTGACCGTCGGCGTCGAAGCCATGACGATCTTCGTGTTGTGCTGGAACTCCGCCGTCCGCTGGATCGCCAGGGAAACCGGGTCGCCTTCCGTGCCTGCGCTCGCCGGGTACCGATCCACCTCATCGAGCAGCGCATAGCGGATCGGCCGCATCGCCAGACCCGACGGCGAGATCGCTCCGGTGAACGTGATGTGTCCCGCTCCGTTAACGAACACCTTGTGCAGCGTCGTGTTGTTCGAGTCGCGCGATTTGACGGGCGCGATCTTCCCGCGCAGAGCAGGCGTGCTCCGAAACATAGGAGCGACGCGATCCTTCGAGAGCGCCTTGGCATCCTCCGTGCGCGGCTCGACCACCAGCACCGGACCCGGATCGACATCGGCGATGAAGCCGAGGAAGTTCAGCAGAACCTCGGTCTTCATCATCTGAGCCGCCGACAGCAACACCACCTGGCGGCAGGGGTGGCCGGGGCTGAGCACATCCATCGGCTCACGCTGATAGGAGCGCGTGCGCCACTGGCCTCGTTCGGCGGACGCGCCGCCGGTGAGGACGCGGTTCTCGTCGGCCCACTGCGAGACCAGAATGTCTCGCGGCGGCAGCATCGCCGCTGCTCCGACTTCGTGAATGGAGAGTGGCGTCATCTTTAAAGACCCGCGTCCGCGACTGACTTACTCACCTTCCGCAGTACCGCTGCAACCTCGGCGGCCAGCATTCGGTGAATCGCCTTCTCGTCATCGACGGCAGCGAGCATCGGCGACACACGATCCGGCATCGCCATCAGACCGTCCTTGACGATGGACGAAAAGGTCGCGGCGTACTCGGAGGCGCGCACTGCCGGGATCAGCTTGCCTGCACGCTCCTCGTATTCCAGTTGGGCGGTTCGTGCCGCGAAGCTCTCTTTGACAGCCCGCGCCCGCAGGTACGCCGTAACCGGATCTCCCGATCCCACCGCGGATTCGTGAACCGGCGGGAGGCGATCAGACGATGCGGCGCTCGGCTTATGGACCGTCTGCCCGGCGAACGTGTTCTTCGCCCAGTCCTGGTTGGCTCGTTCCGGGTCGATGGTCCCGTCAGCGAGCGTCGTGATCCGTTTGCTGGAGATGGCCTTCTGGACGGCGGTCAGGCTGCATCCGCGCATCCGTGCGTAAGCCCTGAGAGAGACGCCCATTTTTTCCTGAAGAATTGACTTGCCTTCCAAGCGCACCGGAGTGATGAATCGTGGTGCGGAGACACCGCGCAAGCTACTGAGCGAAAAGGACTAAAGCCAAATGAAAACCAACGAAGCCATCGAAACCACAGAAACCGCCGCAGTTGCGGAACAGGGCGCGCACGTCGCGCCGGAGAAGGCCCCCTCGAAGAAGGGTGCCAGCCAGAAGAAGGGCGCGCCCAAGGGCCAGAAGACCGCCAAGGGTGCCAAAGCCAAGGCAGCAGCCCCGAAGAAGGCAGCAGCCGCGAAGAAAGCCGCTGCGCCGAAGAAGGAAGCCAAAGCCACGAAGAAGGTGACCAAGCCCGCCCGCGCGAAGGAAGCCAGCGCACCGCGCGCCGAGAGCAAGGGCGCGATGATTATGGCCCTGATCGGACGAGCCAAGGGCGCAACCCTCGCCGAGATCATGACCGCAACGGGCTGGCAGAAGCATAGCGTGCGCGGGTTCATTTCCATCGCCGGTAAGAAGCAGGGCATCAAGATCGACTCCTCGAAGAATGAGGCTGGCGACCGGCTCTACAAGATCGTCAAGTAGACACCGCCCACCTTGCCTTCAACCAAGCCGCCGCCGGGTTCAACGATCCGGCGGCGGTTCTGCTTTGTGAATGCCAGTCACCAGCGCGCTGATCCTTTCATGCACCAGTTCTTCGCGCAGATGACACTCTCCCGCGCGGACGTACGTGCCGTTGATCCTCGTGATTATCCGATTCTCCAACTCCGCGATTTCCTTCCGCACCTCAGCCAGTAAAGCCCGGTTCTGCAAGCTCACGTACGTGGCGATCAGTCCTGAAGCCAGCGCGACCGCGGGCACCACGACCTGAACAAGCACTTGCACGGCGGGATCGTTCATCGCGGCCTTTCTGCCTTCACCTTTTCCATCTCCCTTTCGAGCCGGGTCTGCCGGTCACTCAATTCCTTAACCGAAGCGGTGAGCGCGGGAACTTCGGTGTTGATGTTGCGCTTCGCGCGCAGCCAGTCCTGGAAGTGGGACGTGATGGCCGACAGCATGTCGATCAGGCCCCAGAAGGCGAGGAAGAACACGAAGCTGGCGGCCACGTAGGGCAGCAGATGGAAGAACGGTTTGAGATTCATTTTGAAGAACTCCTTTGATCGGAACTAGGCTGCGGGCGCGCAGGCGGAAGCCAACTCGCCGAAAGACTGACCGGATACTGCATGCCGCGCCGCTTCACCCGTGTACTCCTGCCAGCGCCGGACGATCACATCGCAGTACCTCGGCTCCAACTCAATCAGCCGCGCCTGCCGCCGCGACTTCTCGCACGCGATCAGCGTCGTACCGGACCCGCCGAAGACATCGAGAATCGTGTCGCGCGTCTTGCTGCTGTTGCGCAGCGCCCGCTCGACCAGTTCGACCGGCTTCATCGTAGGGTGTTCGAGGTTCGCCATGGGCCGCTTGATGAACCACACGTCGCCCTGGTCCCGCGCGCCGCACCAGAAGTGATCCGTTCCGTCGCGCCAACCGTAGAGGATCGGCTCGTACATCCGCTGGTAGTCCGACCGCCCCAGCGTGAAATGGTGCTTCGCCCAGATCACGAACGTCGACCAGTGGCCTCCGGCGTCCGTGAACGCCCGGAAGAGCGTATGCAGTTCCGACGAGGACATGCAGATGTAGATCGCTCCCTTGGTAACCGCCAAGACGTTCGTGCATGCCTCGCGAAGGAAGTCATAGAACTTCCCGCCCAGCGCGTCGTTGCCAATCTTGAGCTTCTTCGCCGTCTTGCCGACGTAGTCCACGTTATACGGCGGGTCCGTGAAGACCATGTCCGCGAGGCCGCCCGCCAGAACCGTCTGGATCGCATCCATGCTGGTCGCATCGCCGCACAGCAGACGATGGTCGCCCAGCACCCATACATCGCCCGGAACGGTGATGGCCGTTTCCTGCTCGTCGGGAACGGCGTCCTCGTCCGTCAATCCATCGCGTGTCTCTTCCGGGTCGCGAAGCAGGTCTTCGAGTTCCTCATCCGTGAACCCGACGATGTCGAGATCAAAACCGTCTTCCTGAAGCGACGCCAGTTCCACCCGCAGCATCTCCTCGTCCCAACCGGCATCGAGCGCGAGCCTGTTGTCCGCGAGCACCAGCGCGCGCCGCTGTGCCTCGGCCAGGTGATCGAGAACGATGACCGGCACCTCGGTCATTTTCAGCTTCCGGGCTGCCGCAAGCCGCGCGTGGCCGGCGATGATTGTACCGTCCGCAGCAACAAGGATCGGGTTCGTCCACCCGAACTCCCGAATCGACGCCGCGACCTGCGCCACCTGCTGCTCGGTATGGGTGCGCGCGTTTCGGATGTAGGGCAGCAGCCTGTCGATGGACCAGACCTGAACCTGCAACCGGGAGAGATCGATCATCATCAGGCTGCCTTCCGCTCCTCGATCACGCCGCGATCTTCCGCGACCTCGCGGAGCGTCTGTCCCGTCGCGGCCAGCACTGGCTCGTAGCCGGTGAGTTCCTGCATCCGGCGCAGGATCACGTCGCAGTAGGCAGGGGAGAGTTCGACTCCGTAGCCGATCCGCCCGAGCACATGCGCCGCTGCCATCGTCGTACCGCTTCCCATGAACACGTCGAAAATGGAATCGCCCTCGTCGGAGAACGCCTTCACGAAGAACTCGACCAGCGCGCGGGGGAAGGGAGCGGAGTGCGATCCCTGGCTACCCTCAGCTTTGGTCTCGATCACATTGCTCGGCCATGCGATGCCCGTGGTCTTCTCGGCACCGCAACCGAGGAGGCCGGAGCCGCTCGGCGCTGAGGGATTGCCCGGTGCGTACACCACCACGTCTTCGGACTTGTGGCCAGCGCCCTTCGGCCGGAACTTGATCTCCTTGTTCCGGCAGAAATGAAACACCGGCTCCCAGGCGTTCTTCAGCCGGTTGGGCCACTTGCCCGGCACGCCGTTTGCGGTATTCCTCCAGCAGAACTCATCGACAAAACGCCAGCCCCATTCGCGCTTGTGTGCCAGCACCAGATCCTTCACGTAGAGGCTGCGTTCGCCGTCCTCCGAATGCTCTTTGATATTCAGGAAGTACGAGCCATCGGGAGCCAGCACCGACTCGATGTTGCGTGCGACATCGCCGAACCACGCCACGTAATCGTCGGGAGGGATTGGCTGGAAGCCGCTTGAGGGATCGTAGGTTCGCTGCGAGGCATACGGCGGCGAAGTGATCGCCACGTTCACCCGCGCGCCGTCGAACAGTCGCGCCACCGTAGCGGCATCCCGGCAGTCTCCGCAGATCAGCCGGTGCCGTCCGATCACCCACACGTCGCCGGGACGGGACACCGGGTTGACGGGCGTTTCAGGAATCTCGTCCTCGCCCGCGTCGTCCTCCCCGCCGAGAGCATGGTCCGCCAGCAGAGTGCGAAGCTCCTCGTCGGAGAACCCAACAAGGTCCAGGTCGAAGCCGTCCTCCTGGAGCGCGGCGACTTCCGAGCGCAGCATCTCTTCGTCCCAGCCCGCGTTCAACGCCAGCTTGTTGTCGGCAATGACCAGCGCCCGCTTCTGCGCTGGCGTCAGGTGGGCCAGCACGATGACCGGGACCTCCTCCATCCCCAGCTTCCGGGCAGCGAGAAGTCGGGCGTGCCCGGCGATGACGACACCGTCGCCGTCCACCAGAATGGGATTCGTCCAGCCGAACTCGCGGATACTGGCTGCGACCTGAGCGACCTGCTCGTCCGAATGCGTCCGCGAGTTGCGGGCGTGCGGCAGGAGCGCGCGGACCGACCGGAGCTCGATCTGGGTGGGGAGATGCATTCGATTTTGAGGGGTGACAACCCGAAGTGACAACCTGCCTAAGCCTTACTAACTACGCAAGCTGCGCTATATTTCTACCCGCGGCCCGCACCTTCAAAAACAGGTCCCTGAAATCCTGGCAAGCGTGGCAGCGAGGGAGTTCCGTTCCGGCCCTGTCGCGCCCGTGTGGCCTGTGTCGCACCGTTTGACCTCGGGTTGGCCCGTTGTCCCACCCGGTTCGTCCGGTCGCACCGTGCGGCGACGGAACGCGCCCCGTGCCCTTGCGAGGTACCGTCCACCGACCTGCCGTCGTTCGCTCTTCATGATCTTGTGCAGTCCGAAATGACCTGGAGGAAGGCGGCGCGCATGCTGACGGGCACTCCGTCGTCGTCTCTCTGATCCAGACGCCGAAGCGTATAGCATCGACCGCGCTCCAAGGTCTCGATGAAGACATATCGCGTACCGGATCGAGGGTGTGTCTCAACGGGATTGCTGCCGCCCTGCTGGAGCAGCCAGATCGCCTTCAGGTGACCCTTGCGGCCGTAGGCTGGCTTCACGTAACCTCCGGCGAGGAGCCGTCTGGCAGCCTCGATAGTTCGAAAGCCGAGCGAACCGCCGTCGGGCGCGTAGTACGGAATTTGATCGGGGGATTTCATCCGGGCACACCTCGGGTACAGCAGGAAAGGGAAGGAGTTTAACGAGAGTCCCGTCTCTCGATACTGATTGGGGGTGGACCTTCGGAGGGTGCGCTGTGCGCTGGCCTGTCGAACTGCGCCTTCAACACAAATATACGCAGAGCGCCGGAAAAATGTAAACGGCTTTCGATTAGTTTGACCGCTTACGCAGAGAAAACCTGACGGCTGACGGGTTCTGACGGGTTTTCTTCAAAAACTCCCTTATATGCGCGTGATGAAGTAGTTTTTGAAGAAGTGCCGTCAGACCCGTCAGTTTTTGTCAAACCCGTCAGCCGCATGCTGTTGGTCGTCGGCGCGAAGCCCGATTCCGATGTAAACCGCGCCACGCTCAGAATGGCGTTTCGCAAATCCCCGATCCGTAAGCTTCGTGCCGAAAGCGGTAGAAGACAACATCGACCGGTCGCCACCGTTGATTGCCCATTGTTTGTAATCGCCATACAGGGCTGTCGCCCCCGCTCGGACTGCGTCGCCGACGACGCAGCGCTCGTCGATGAAACGCCCGAGTTGATCCATATCTTCCCGCCATTGTTCCTTCGCCGCCTCGACCTCCGCAGGTTTCGAGAGCCCCTCCGCATACCAGAGCCGCGCGCCCTCGACCGCCCACGCGAGAATTCCTTCGGCTTCGGCCAGCAGTTTGTCGGGAAGTTGCTTGTCGATCTTCGCTTTGGGAATCGTCACCGTGAACGGAATCGGGTGCAGCCGGTTGAACGTCGCCTTGTCGTCAACGTCGCGGATCGTGGGCTTGCGGTTCGTGTCCATCCACAGTTTGTGCGTCTCGGCGAATTCGATTGGGTTTTCGTACTTTCGCGTGGCTTTGATCTTGCCCATGCCCTGCGTGATGCGTTTCAGCTTGCCCTGAGCGAGGCGCTGGCCTTCTTCAGTTTCGGAAGTCTGGACGAAGCGCGCACCGCGAAGGTCCGCAAGATCGGCCTGGGTGTTGTTCGATTCCTGACGCACCATCAGCGTGTCCACTTGAAGCAGATGGCTGTATTCCTCGACAAGATTTCGGAAGGTGCTGAGCATCGTACTCTTGCCGTTGTCGCCGGTGCCGAACGGGATGAAGACAGCTTTCTCGATGGTGGTACCGGTGAGCGAGTAACCCAGCGCCCGCCGCAGGTAAGCGACCAGACGCCGCGATCGGTCAAGGTCAGTTTCCGCTGCGTCCGGGCCACCGCCCATCACCTGATCGAGAAACGCAAGCCATCGTGGACAGTCCGCTGCCGGAGTATGTCTGTACCGAACAAGCTTTGTGATGAAGTCCGAACGTCGGTGGTCTCGCAGCGTGCCGGTGCGCAGATCGACCGTGCCGTTCAGGAAATTCAGGGCGAACGGGTCCGTGTCGAGATCGGCGGGACGAATATATATTTCGCACTCAGCCATCGACAGCATGCTGCCGATGCGCCGGGCGTCGAGCGACGCACGCGCGAACTTCTCGGCCTTCTCGTCGCCACCGCGTTCGATGGCAAGCTTCAGGAATTCGAGCATAGTCTGCTTTGCCAGACGGCGTGCCTGGTCCGTGTCGTCGACCGCCCACCGCATGCCGTCCCAGACCAGCCATTTCTTGAAAGCATGGCAAAACCGCAGATCCTCGCCGTACATCGCAATGAGGCGCTCAGCGTTGCCGTGATCGTTGTAGAGGCGTGAAAGAAGATCGGGGCCGGCCGCAGCGCCTGCTTCGAATCGCTGGACGAAGTCGTCGATGTCGGTCTCGTCGCGGATTTCGTTCGTCATGCCGTCGCCGCGAGCCCCTTTTCAACCAACTCGATCAGCTCAAGCTCCCCGTGCCCTTTGTCGAACCACTCAGTCACATCCTTCGCCCCTTCGAGTTCGAGAATGACCAACCGCGTCACGCGGCCGATCAGTGCACGGGCGATACGCGCTGCCCGATCTCGGCCCGGCTTATCGTTATCGGGGATTACAATGACTTCGCGTCCGGCGAGCGCGTCGCTGAATTCGGGCAGCCACGGCGCTTCCGCGCCTCCGGCGTTAGTCGTCGCGACGAACCCCTGGCTTCGCAGGGTCTCGGCGTCTTTCTCTCCCTCCACAACGAAGACGATGGGCGCTTCAACAACTTCTCGCAGGTGAAAAAGCACCTGCCGTTTGCTCTTCTTGTTGATCCAGCCGCCCTCGCCGTCAGGACGCCGCTGAAAGAAGCCTTTCGGTTCGGTGCGAAGAACCTGGTAAAGCAGATGCCCGGCTTCGTCGGTGTAATCGTAGGTCGCAACTATTTTCCGGCGCGGTTTCGCGGGACGCTCCGCCCAAAGGCCGTTTCCCTTCAACGCTTCAATCACCTCGCGCTGCAAGCAACCGGCGTGGCAGTGCAACAGCACCTTGCCGTCGGCATCCCGAATGCTCAGGCTCGGATTGTGGTCGTCGTGTGCGGGGCATTTCGCCATCCAGCCAGCGCCGGAACGGCGCGCCTTGAGGGCCCGAGCGATGGAATCAGCGCTCATTGCACCGTGGTTCCCCGGGCGAAGTAGTCCGGCCCGATGCCCGCAGCGAGTAAGGCTTCGCGGATCTGGTGTTTCCGTCTGCTGATCATTTGCCGCGAACACCCGACGACGCCCGCCGCATCAACCGCGGAGTACGACGCCAGAGCGGACGCTGTTTCGCGAACGGGGTTGGGAAGTGGAGCCAGTGCGCGTTCGAGATCAATGCGGAACTGATGGATCAATGCCGCAGCGGGGCCTGAATGCGGCACCGGAAGTTCGCGCGGTTGCCGACCCTGAGCGAAACGATATCTCAGGACGGACGTCAGTTCTTTGTCCATCAGCCGGGACGCGAAAGTCTGCACTGAAGCTCTCTCTCCATTGAACTTCGGCCAACGGGCGATGAAGGTGAGAACGAGATGGCTTTGGACGTCCTCGCATTCGTCGATGGGTAATCGGCGACGGCGCACAAACGCGCCCGCTTTGCGCTCCGCGAGATTCTGGATAACCGGAAGCGCCTGATCGAGAGTGACATCAGCCACGGCTGCCTCCTTCCGCAACTGTTATCGATGGGCCGGTCACTTCGACGTCCATCGAGAATGGAAGGCCATGCCGGATTTCCAGGCAACGGATTTTTCCCTCATCAACCTCGCGCACGTACTCGAACAGTTCGACTACCTGGCGCTTGAGTTGAAAATCAGCAAGGGGCGGTGGGCACGCGGAGCGGTCCTCCGATCCGAACTTCACACCCCGAATGGTCTTGGGCCAGGGATCGAGTACCAATTCGCCGTTTTCGATCCGCACGGATTCGAAGCTGCCAAATCCTACCTGCTGCATTGCGGTTACGAAACGGTACTCGGACGGCAGGAGGTCGCGTGTCGACGCAGGTGCGCTCACACCACCTTGTTTGGCCGCACCTTGAACCTTGTTCACGATTGCCAGATTAGGCGGTTATGCGAATGACGTGTTGTCAGCGGACGGTCGCTGGACGCTGGACGGACTATGTTGGCGCGGCTACAGCGGAACAACGCTGGCGAAAAATTATTTCGCTGGACGTTGGCTGGACGCGCGAAGTTCCTCGACCACGGTCTTAACTGCCCGGAGTTGGTATAGGTACCCCGGCTCCCTGGGACGGCGATCCTCGTTTGCCTTCCAGCCGTCGAAGTTGTGCTTCCGGTACCTGTCCAGTCTCTTGCGCAGCGCCTCCCTGTCTACGTTGAAGGCTTCAGCAAACCGGGCGTGGGGGTACCAAGCTTGCTCATCGAGCATGGCGTTCGAAGGAATGTTCGACGAAGGTGCCTCGGGGGAGGCGGGGTCCACAGAACCATCAATTAGACTTGAGACCTCCTGCCACTTCTCCCCGCGTCGATAGGCTGTGATGATTCGGATCGTCCTATCAGTGAGCGGACGATCACAACTCGTGCATCGGTATTCGTCGTCTTCATTCAGTGCTTCCTGGTATTCCGACCGAAGGGCTGCCATTTGACAGTACCTGCACTCGATCATTTCGACGCGGAGGAGCACGCCCTCCCGCGCGAACATATTGAGGGCCGAACGCATCTGATTCGGATCGATGTTCAGGAAGCTGGCTAAGTCGTCAGATCGAATAAGCTCCGCCGTTCCCATTGCCTTCAATTGAGAATCGAGCCGCTCGAAGACAAACGCCAGGTCCGGGTGTTGTTCAGCTAAGCGCGCGCACTCTGTGAAGAACATACCTAACCACGTCCTCGTTGTTCGGCGTCGGAAAGTTGACGCGCGACTTCGCGCCCACGATGATCACGTGGGCGTCCCCCTTCAAGGTATTGGCAACAGGCCCAGGCTTGATGCCTGCCAGCCAGTAGAAGTTGCCAAGATGGCCAACTCCGTTCTTCCGCACGCTATCCATCGCATCGTCGATAAATGTCTCGCCGAGCACAGAGTCCCGCGGGGTCGGGCTATGTGCCGATATCCGCCTGCCGCGCAGGGATCGATAGTGAATTCCGTGAGAACGTGCCTCGGCCTGGCCTTTCCCCTCGATTTCGTGAAGCGCGCGGATTACCGGACGTAGGTCGACCTTACCGAACTGCTTGATATCGAGCCACGGGCCGACGAGTTGAAAGAAGTGCTCTGCGACCTCCTCATAGTCCCCATCCATCTGTAGTTGGGTTATCTGGAGCATCGCGACATTAGCGTTGAGGTCCCACTCGAAGGCCGCGAGCGTGCGCGTCAGGTGGTGCATGTAGGCCTTGAGGGTAATCGTCTCGCCGTTCTCGGACACCTTCTCTTCGTCGTGCTCGGGCGTTCGCTCGCTGTATTCCCGCTTCTCGACGGCTGTGATGCGTAACCTTCCGTCCTCATGCATGACCGAGGAGATCGTGAGCTTCTCCGGAAGGATCAGCGGAAGCCTGGCGTTGAAGAGCTTCCCGAGACGGTGCTGCTTCAAAAGACGTTGCGTGTGGTTGGGGTCCCTCCATGCCTGCATATCGCCACGTGGACCGTGATAGAGGAAAACGTGCTGTTTACCCCAGGGGGCCACGGAGTCCAGGGAATCCACCAGCAGCCCATATGTGAGGTTGCCTTCATCGAGAGCCTCCTGAAGCCGATCCCGCAACTCCTGCTTCGTGCCGGACTTGGGCAGCTCGACTTGCTTCAGGAACTCCTGGATGTGCGACTTCCTGAGAGCCAACACGAAGTCGATCAGCGCCTGTTGTTCTTCGGCACTATAGTCAGGCGGACCGAGCAATTTGATTGACGTCATAACGCCTCCTGGTCGATGATTCCCTCGTTGCTGAAATCAGCGAACGACTTCGCGCGCAGCGGGCAGATACGTGGGCGCGGCTCAAGCGCCAGCAGTTTGGGCTGATGAACTGTTGGATTGCTGGATTCGGGCGGCGAGGCGAGAGACTCCCTCAGCAGTTCGGTACGCACCTGCTGCGCCATAATCCTCGGGTTGCAGTGATAAGGCATCGGAATCCAGCCCCCCACAAGAGAGGAGCCACCACGGATTCTGGTGCCCGATTTGACCCCCGGCCTCCCAATGAAGGGCGGAAAGGCCTCTCTTTACTTGATCTTATCAAAGAAACGCGATGCGGAAGAATTGTTCCGGCCCGGCTCGACGAGCGTCACAGCCGCGCCAGACTTCCGGCAAGCCAGTGCGGGATGCGTTCTGCCCGGTACACAACCTCCCCATGTTCGGCCTGCAACAGAATCACTGGAGTCTTGCCCCATTCGCCGTTCTCGTACACGTAGATCAGATCCATCTCGCGGATGGCGCGGAGTAGATTGGCGATGCTGGATTCATAGATTCCGCGCAGGACCGGCTCCGGCGCGCTGTGGCCGCCCCGGTCCGCCCGCATCTTCACTCTTTCCAGGTGCATCTCGAAGTTCGGGAGGCAGAGGTAGCGCATTTCGACGACGAAACCGGCGCGCCGGGCCAAGGCAGCCTGCTCGACCGTCACGGCACTCCTCAGCGTCGTTTCAAGAGCGAAGCTACTTCGCGCGTCGATGTGTTCCAGCACGAAAGCTTCGAAGAGAACGTTCACGCGGGAGCGGACGTCAAGAGGAATGTCGCGATACGAAGCATTGTTCAGCGCTGCGGCGTGATCGTCGGCATTGAAATAGTCGACGCCGAAAGCCGCGACCGGAAACGCTGTCGATTTTCCGCTGCCGGGCGGACCGGCGACGATGTACATCTTGGGCGGCATAGAGAGAACACGTAAAGGGGGAAGAAGTTCCCGTGAAGTCGGCGTGAGGTGGCACGCCTAAAAGTTATCCGCCGAAGTCGCGATCCGCGTCGGGTTGCATATCTTTGGGCAGATCTTTGCGGATTCTGGTCCCATCGGGATTGGCGATACCGAGCCTCTCCAACTCCGCAGCCGCCTCTCGGACGCGCTCGCCAGCCCCGGATAAGTGCGGATCGATCCGGGGTACCCGCAACGTCGGCGTCTCGACAGGAGGCATATCCTCAGTATATTCGACAAGGCACACCTTTGGGTTCCGGCCTCGTCCTGATTGCTATGATCTTATCTTAAGCTTTTAGATTCAATATTTTCCGGGTTAGCCGCAGTCGGGCTATGCACATGAGCGAAACCGCATTGAAGGACATCGAAAAGCTCGAAGACAGCCTCTGGGAAGCCGCGGATAATCTTCGCGCCAACTCGAAACTGACCTCGTCGGAATACTGCATGCCCGTTCTGGGTGTCATCTTCCTGCGGCACGCCACCAACCGGTTCGACGCCGCTTCGATCCAGATCGCGGAGGACCAGGCGGCGGGCAGAATGCCCAGACGACCGCGGGTCAAAGGCGACTTCCTGAAGCGCCGCGCCCTCATGCTCCCCGAGGTAGCCCGCTACGATTACCTCCTGCGCCTACCCAAAGGCGCGAACCTCGGCACCGCCGGGTGTGCGACATGA